TCTTGAAGGTGTTGGTCATATCAGTTGCCCTCCACACGGGTGAACACGACGCCTTGCGCGTTCTCCAGCGCGCTGATCGCGTCGATGGGCAAGGTGTATTCCTCACCGACATTCAGCAAGAAATTCCCTTGTCCGTTGATATACAGGGGAACGGGGTTACAGGGCGCGTCATCCAGCCGGATGCGCTGCATGTCGGGATCGGGATCAACTGTGCCCTCGATCGTGCCGTCTGCGGCGCTGTCTTCATCGTCTGAGGCCATGTTTGCGGCCATATCTGCGGCTTTGGCGGCGACGTCTGCTGCGGCAGCGTCTGCCGCGGCGGCTGCGGTTTCGGCTGCGACGGTTTTGGCTTCGGCCTCTGCGGCCTCGGCGGTGGCGGTGGCGGCGGCGGCGGCGGCCTCTGCCGCGGCGGCTTCTTTCTGCTTTTTGGTTACTCTGGCCATGACTGTTCTTTCCATGAGATGTGAAGGCGGGGCGACTGTGCCGCCCCGCCTGTGATCATTCTTCGCCGAATGCTTCGTAGAACAGCAGTTCGGCGTCGGTGTTCACGCTGTCGGTTCCGATCGTGAACCCGGCACCGACATCGCTCGTGCCAGCGAATGGGCTGATGCCAGCGGCTGTAATCAGCGTCCCGGTTCCGGCCGCCACAATCTTGTTGCCGCTGGCGGCAGCCATATCGTCATCCCATTCCAGTCTGATGCGGCTGGTCCGGTTTCGGATGCGAACGAGTGTCGGGATGAACCCCAACGATACGTTGATAACGGCACCGGTGCCTGTGATGGACCCGGTTGCGAAGTGACCCTTGAACATGATCATGTCCTTTCATTCAGGGTGAAGGGGAGGGTGTGAAATGGGGGCGGCGGTGAGACCGCCCCCAAAGGCAGATCAGAGATCAGAGGGCGGTGACGCCAACCTCAAGCCGTGCCATCCAAGCCTCATTCAGGCGCACCGCGACGTGCCAGGACTTCCAGCCGACGTAGCCACGTTGGCCAAGTGGATCGTCTTTGGTCTTCTGCCCGACAGGGATGATCGAAGGCGAAACTGCGCCTTGACCACGCAGGGCAACGGTGCCCCACGCTTCCTTGCCGAAGAAGAGAACCGGGTAGACGTCGACGTTGGTGCTATCGGCAGCCGTCATGCTGTTGAGGGTGGCTGAACCCGCAGCAAGGAACGGGCTGAGATCGGGCGAAAGGATATAGCGCACATCCTCGACACTGCCGATTTCATCCTCGCAGATCGGGCGCATGGTCCCGTATTCTGCCACCGGTGTGAACCCAACCATTTCGCGGATGTCGGATTCCACGTCGGTATGGGTGATGGCGATGTAGGACGCCTCGACCGCCCGCGTCTCGTAACCGGGAGATGCAGACAGAACGCGCGTGATCTTCATCGCCTTCTGGGCTTTCAGCGCGCGAGTGACGGCACGCTGCTTGGCCTTGGTGATGGCGGTATTGACGCCAGCACGCGACGCGCCGTTGCCATAGAACACATTGGTTCCGCCACGAACGATCGCGTAGTTCAGGGCCTCCATGGTTCGACCGATGTTTTCGCCAGATTGCAGGGTGGCGTCATTGAGGACGGGATCTTCGTGGGTGTCCTCGATAACGTCTGTGATCCCAACCACCATCCCGTATTGCTTGAGCGCTGCGGTCACATCCTGATACTGGAAGGATGTGGTGGAAGGCGTCACGCCTTCCTGCATGGGCACGGTCACGGGGGTGAACACCACCGGACGACGGAATTTGATCGTGGTCCCTTTGTTTGCGGGCATCTGCTTGATCAGCGGCCCGGCCTTGTCCAGCACCATGATGGGGCCAGCGTGTTTCAGCATCTGACGCTCGGCATACACGTTTGTGCGTTGCGAGATGCCTGCGTCTCCAGATTTCGTGACCATCTCTGATCTCCTTGATTTGGCCTGTTACCTAACGGCTTTTTTGTCCTGTCTTTCCCAGTAATCCCACAACACACCTTCATCTTCGGTATCAGGCGAAACATCGGGTGTTATCGCCTGCCGTTGAACGCTGCGAGTGGTACTGGCTCCATCCATTTGCATCTGCCGCCGGTTTGACCGGGTTTCTGTTTTGGCTGCGGCGGTGTTGCCGTTGCCATTTGTCTGCATTTGAGCCTTGAACTTGCTGACAAGCAAAGCGGCTCCTGTGCCATCAACGATGTTTTTGTGATTGGCCTTGAAGATGTCGCGCATCTCTCTGGGCTGATCGTCGATCCACTGTCGGAACTGAGCGCCGTTGGCCTTGAGAACTTCAAAACCATCGGGATGCTCTTCGGTGAACACGCTCGATTCCCGTTCCAGGATGACGTCGTAGTCAGCTTGAAGGGAAGTAAGCCTGTCCTGTTCGGACGCTGATAGCGTGTCGAGCCGGGCGCGAAGGTTTGTCACCTCCTCGATCACCGGGTCCAACACATCACCATATTCTGAGCGGATCTTTTCAAGGCGGCTTGCGCGGCCTTCGTCGGTCGTATCGTTGGTGGCCTTTGTAGTCGTTTGCTTTTTCAGGTCTTCAAGCTGCTTCTGCAACCGTTCCGCCCGCTGCTGTTCCGCTTTGGATCGGCCTTGTTCGGATCTCCAGCGATGCTCGGCATCCTTGGCCTTTGCTTCCCAATCGGTCTTGTCTGCGGGCGTCTTGGTGTCCTGGGACTTTGTGCCGGAACCGTCTTTGCTGGTGGCTGATGTCGGAGCGTCATCCGCTTCATCAACGTCGAGGTCATCGCCGTCGCCGCCAGCATCTTTGCCGGGTGCGTCGTCGCCTTCCTCTCCGCTGGAAGCGGCTTCATCCTCGTCGATCTCTTTCCACAAGTCTGCGTCGGTCTGTTCAACGTCGTCGGCAATTTGTGCGGACTTCGTATCTTCCGTCTTTTGGGTCATTCGTTCACCTTGGTTTCTTCGGGGCTGGCGGCCTGTGAAGGCGGCCGGTGTATGGGAGGGTCCGGCTCAGGAGTAGAGCGGGCGATCCTCACTCATATCTGTGAAAGGGGAAGCCTTTGGCTCCACCTCGTTCAAGAGGGCGCGGAGTTCCGCAATGGCACCCCTGGCGAGGTCTGCCGCCCTTTGATCAATGGTTTGTTCCAGCCGGTCACGATGATCTGTGATGCGGCTGTTTATGTGGCGGCGCAGTGCTGACCATTCCCGCGACGTTGACGTGATGACGGTTGCCAGTGGATCGGCCATCAGACGCTACCGCCAGCGGTCTGGCCCGTCTGCCGGGTCATTGCGATCTCTACGGCCAGGCTTCGCTCTTTGGCGTCACGGTTGGCCACTCCGTCGTTGACTCTGGCCTGGGTGTCATCGCGCTTTGCGCCGTCGGCTTTTGCGGCTTGGTCCAGCTTCGCCTCATGGGTCATTTCCGCAATTCTGGTGCGCGCGTCCCACTCGTACCTCGTGAGTTCTTTCCTGTCCTCAAGTTCCTGCTTCTTGAGTTCCACCTCTTGAACGCGAGCCTCGGCGGTCATCATGGCGGCGGCCGCTATCGGATCTTGCTGCTGACCCTGCTTTTTCTCATGCTCCCTGCGCTCGGCCTTGCTGCGCATGATATCGACTGCGGACATGCTGTGGGCTTTGAAGATTTCGACCAGAACCTTTTCGTCGTCGACGGCCGGGTGATCACCGAACAGCTGCGCGATCATCATAATGTTGTTGGCCTGCATCTCGCGGACCAGAAGCACACTCGATCCACGGGCCACAACGTCGTAGTCTCCCTTGATTTCCGAGCGCTTTGAAAACTGCATGTTCCAGTGATAAAAGCGACGGATCATCGGCACGGTGGCATCATCATCGAAGTTGCGCACCACGCGCCGGAACACGACGTTCGCGCTGTTCATCAGCAACGCCATGCCCTGAGCGGTCTTTGTCACGCCTGCGCCCTGCTCGCCCTGTGCGATCTGCGGCATCGAGGTCATTTCATCCACGAGACGGCGGCCCATCTCCACGATGTTGGCAATCTCGACCTGGTTCATGTCGATCGTGAATGTCTCAAAGGGCCTTGAGTTTGGATCGGCACCCTTTTTTTTCTGCCACAACTTCTGAGCAGTCAGTTTCCATTTGCCGTCATACGGTTCGACAGATTCCGGGTCGATCACAATTTGCGGCCCTGTGGCGAGCGCTGCGTTGTCCATCATCATCCGCATTGCGCCATTGATGATGGCCTGCGGGTCGCGCATCACATAGGGGATGCCGTAGCCGAAGAGGCTTGTTTCGTCGTGGAACAGGTTGAAAACGCTGTAGATAGGCTCATTGCTGTCGAGCGGGTGCATGGCGAATGACAGCACCTTGCCATCACAGAACCATATCCGCGCTTCGATCTCGGCCAGAGGGTCGATCTCACCTTCTTTTTCGTCGAAGAGTTCCCTGAACATATTCGCCGCGTTTGGCACGTCCGCATCCATCAGGACTTCCAATCCCTCGGCGTCGATCGGGCCGGTGTATTCCCAAACGGTATGCAGCTTGCGCACATCGGTCTGGTTCTGGCCGGTGAGGTCTTGCAGGTCCACCAGGTAGGACGGCGGCGAGTCGGTCGGAGCGCCATTGCGCAGGATGCTGCGGATCGTCTCAGTGTCCATGTCAGCACGGCGTGACAGTTTCCGCATCTGCTGCGGGTTCAACAGGTGGCGCTCATAAAACCCTTCGGAGTCCTCGACGCGCCGGACATCGGGATCGGGGAAGAAACTCCACGGATCGACCCACTGAGCGGCGGGCATGTTGTCGGCCACGGTTTCGAGCGTATGTTGTGGCGTGCCATCCGGCAGGGTTGTCTCTTCCCATCTTTGCTTGGGCCTGCTGTTGAGCACTGGCCCCTTGAGGACGCCCGTGCCGATCTTGCACGCATCCCCGATCATGTCGCGCGATTCCGCTTGGTAGCGACAGGTGCGCAGTTGATCGTCGATCTCTTCCTGCATCAACTCGGCGCGTTCTTTTGCTTCCTGCTGGACCTCGAACAGCTTGTCATAGGCTTCTTGGGCCAATGTGGCCTTTTCTTCCTGCGCTGTGGCCTGTTGCACGAGCATAGCGGCGGCTTGGGGGTCGTTATTTTCGGTGGCGGCGGCGGCGTCTGCACTGCTTCGCTCGGCTGCCTCGCGGGCCTTCTGCGCGTCTTCCATCGAATACTCGCTGTCCTTGGTCAGCGTGGGCACCGGTGTCGGGTTGATTGACCAGTTCCGATCATCTGTCGGAAACAGGAGATCCCACAGGCGGGCCATCATGGCGTCTGTCTTGGGTCGCGTCAGGTTCAGGAAAACCTTGGACGCATCCTTCTTTTCGATGTTCTTTTTGACATCTGGATCATAGACGCCGTGGTATTGGCGCAAGTCGTCCAGCCATCTCTTTTCGATAAGCAGGCGGCGGCTTACCCGGCGCTTTGCTTCCTCTTCCAGCTTCCCGACAAACGCGCCAAGGCGCTCGATCATCTTTTCCTTTTCGGCGACCGGGTTTGCCACCTCGTCTGTCATCTGTAGGCTTTCGCCCCTGGCAAGATGTATGGCCATCAGTCAGTAACCCACTTTGCTGTCACCGGCGCTGGTCCCGGTCGAAAATTGCGAGGCGTCGGCAGGCTTGGCCTTTGCCGATCTGGAGAAGCCCATGACGCCATATCGCATAGCGTCGAGGATATGGTCGTTTTCCTTGATGATCTTTCCGTTCTCGTCTCGACGATAGAGTCGGTACTCAGCTGGCAGATATCGCAGGGTGTTGAAAAACTTGAGGCGTCCGGTTTCGATCAGGGACCAGACTTCGTAGAGGCCAGCCTCGACAGCGTTGATTGCTGGCGTCAGGTTCAGGCCATGCTCTCGGTACTGCGCCAGCAGTTGTTCGCCGTCCTTCTGTGCCCGTCCGTTGGATGCCGGGTCGATCTCGCCTGTCATCCATTCACCGCGGGCCTTGATGCCCTCGGCATGGACGACTGGTAGCGTCTGGCCACGATAGTATTCCGAATAGCCGTAGAGCGTGTTGTCGAGTGGATCTTGGGCCAGCCATAGTGCTGCGGTTCGGTTCCAGCCGACATCCATGCCGTATGATCGCTTCCAGTAATTTGGTATCTGGAACGGCGCGACGGTTATGTCTTCCCACTGGACCGGATAGATCGCCCCTGCCCCGAGCGACGGTGTGCCTGTGGACCTGGCGCCGCGCAGATAGGGAGGGATCGAGGCCAGCAGCTCCGCTTTTGTTTTGTCATCCAAGTGGGGCACGTCGTCCCAACCTGCCATGACAGTGTAGCGAGATGGTGAAACCGCTCCCATTGGTCAGACCTCTTCCGGTGCCTGCGGTCGCATGTCGGCCGGCAGGAATTGAATGACTGTCTCGGACATCCCGGCCAGCGGTGTAAACGTCAGCATCAGGATGCCATTGGTCGTTGCGGTTCTGATCAGGCATTCGCCGTAGACATCAAGCGGCGGCTCTTCGTCGAGCCAGATCGCGTGTTGGCTGGTGCCCTCGAAAGACCCGCGGCCTTGCTGGTATGACTTGAGGCCCAGAACGCTCATACTGCCAGAGACGTGCTTTACCTTGATCGTGTCGACCAGATCCTGCACGCCCTGCTTCCAGGCTACGCGGCCCAGCCTTTCGCCGGGGATGATCCCGGTCCCGGTCACAGACTTGCGTGAGCCATCGCTCACCACCTCGCCCAGCAGAGTGGACTGGACGATATCGCGTGTCGTCTCGTTGGTCTTGCCTGCGGCCCATGCCCTGATCGGCTTGGTAAAGCGGCGGCCCTTCCACCATGCGGGATACTCGCCGGTAAGATGGGCGGCCAACTCATAGCCGCCCATGCCTAGCGTCTTGCCAACACGGTTGGCTGCCATGGCGCAGCGTTCCCGGTAATCGGCGCCTGCCTCGAAAAACTCCATGTGCTTGGCATATTTGTGCCGGGAGTGGAGTGTGTCGCCGTTGCCTTGGACCTGATCCTCTTCGGGATAGATGTGATAAAACAGGCGTTGTCGGTTGCGTCGATCCAGTTCGCGCAGGATCTTGATCTCGCGCAGCAGTTTGGTTCTTTGCCCAGGGCTGAGTTTCGGCATCAATTCAGCCGCTTGGGCCCGACCTTTGTGCGTCTTGACGGTGCCGCGCTGCCTGTGACGGCGCGCAGCTTCATCAGTTCGATGACCAGTTCGTCATCTGTGCGTGACTCGTCCTTGATGGTCAGGTCTATGGATGTTTTATCACCAAACTCGTCGGGCAGTACCTTCGGCAGCATCCACTTGATGTTATCGCAGCGCAGACGTGACCGGGCGATGGCTTCCCCGTTGATCTGCCATCCTGGGTTGTCAGGATTCGTCCGCTCCATCCAGTCATTGGACCCGTCGTCACCGATATCCATAACCTCGTCGGCCTTGAGCAGATACCCAACGCGGCGCGCGTCCTTGTAGCGATCGGCAAATCCATCTTTGTCATCGACCACCCATGAGTGGACGGCCACGGTTCCGGGCATGCCGTCCTGCTTGCAGATGCTGCTTAACGATCGGCCCATGGACAGCTGCAACAGAACAGCACGCGCTACCTGCGGGGTGTATCGGGTCTGGCCGCCATTGACGGATGTTCCCACGGTTTTCTTGCGCGTGCTGGCGCGAGGTTTCTTTGGCTTTGCTGGTGTTGGAGTTTTGCTGGTCATGCGTTGATCCACCCGGCCGTGGCGGGGTGCCTCTGAGGGGTCTGGCGCAGGTGCGCAAGAATTGTGATCAGGGGTGCATCCTCGCGGTCAGCGCCAAGGGGGCAGACTTACCGCGTCCGCGAGGATACACCTCTTTCGCATCAGTAGGTTATGACCCTACCCGCGCCGCCGCTTTCTCTCGCCCTTGCGGGCAGTAATTCATCGCTTACAGACGATGTTTACTCACGACTTGCGCGGAATGTGCTGCAAAATGACTTGGACGTCAAGACTCTGGCGGAGAATTGAACGGCCGGCACTGCATCATGTGCGCCCGTGCGCGCTGTGTCCATGAGGCAAGGTCTTTGTCGTATTGGTCTTGAACCCACAAGTGCATCGTTGCTGACGCTGGCGCAATCTTGGCGTGTGGATAGACCACGTTGTGACGATCAACGTATCTGGCAAACTGCCCGCTCTCTTCCCACGCATCTGGGTCAAGCGAAGCCGCAAGCGTCGACAACCTCCGCTCCTGTTCCTCAAACTGTTCGGAACGTAGCGCCAGATTCAACGCTTCATTCAGTAGATCACGGCAAGTCTCACACATCAAAACCTGTCCCGCAAGAGATACCCTGGATCGAGGGTCAGCATGCGGATTGCGTAGGCGGCCAACGGGTTGACGGGCGTCTCTCCGCTTTCCCATCGAATGATCGTGCGGCTGCCATTCTTTGCCATACCGAACTCCTGCGCCAGCTGGACCTGATTAAGGCCCAGCGACAGGCGGGCGGTGCGGAATTGGTCGGGGGTCATGGATTACCCGCCTTGCTGTGAAATTTAAAAATCATCCGGCAATA